CCGACCACGCAGCTTCAGCAGATCGCGCTCTTCAACAAGCTGGTGGATAAGTTCGAGATCATCCTCGACGTCGATCCGCGTAACGTGACCCTGCGCGGCCAGGAGCAACCAGCCAACACCGAAGAGCGCACGCCGACCAGCAAGCCTGTTGGCGGCACATCCGGCAGCCAGGGCCTTACGTTGTCCGAGGAAGACCTGGCGATGGTGAAAGAACTCCTGGTAGCGGGCATCACGCGCGAGACAACGAGTTGGCAGTCCACGACCCGGCTCTACCGGGGATAAATCCATTCCAAGAAAAGGAGGAGAAACCCATGAAGGGAAATCCGGAGGTATTGGCCGGTCTTCAAGAAGCCATCACTGTCGAGGCAACACTGATGCTGCAGTACCTTCTCGACCAGCGCGACCTGAAACGCCTGGGGCTCGACCTGGCCGATGGTTTCAAACGACTGCACGAGCAGTGCGTAGACCATATGAAGTGCCTCACGAGCCGGCTGTTATTCCTCGAGGGAGCGCCGACGCTCGATCCAAAGCCTGCAACGACGCACGACAGCATTGGCGACATGCTGAACGGCGCGTTCGATGCCGAGCAGGCTGCCGTCGCCCGCTTCTCGGAACTCTGTAAGCAGTGCTATGAGGCCGGCGACATGTCGAACTTCCACCTCTACCAGCACCTTTCGAAGTGGCACCGCGAAGGCGATGACAAGTTCAAAGGCCACATCTGCTGGCTCCAGAAGCAGCTCTTCCAGTTCAAGAAGCTGGGCGAGAACGACTACGTCGCGGTCAACGCCGTAAAGGAATAGGGAGCAGACTATGCCGCTTCTCAAAACCGAATATTTGCACAGGGACACCGGCTCGCCGCCAGCTGCCGCTCCTAACTCGGAAGTATTCGCTGCCGATGCGCAGGTGCTGCCGTCGACCGCGAATGCCAAGGATGGAACCATCGACGTGGTCTGGTACAGCGGAGCGTTCGTTCCCCGGATCGATCGCTCCACTGGCGAGCCGTACATGCTGAAGCTCTCGATGGACGGCTGCCGCTTCGACCGGCTGAACAACGGTGCGCCGGTCTTCGACACCCACTTCACCGGCGAAGACTTCAAATCGCTGGTAGCCGGCAAGGTTGGTACGCGCGCCCAGGTGGGCGTGGTGCGGCGGGCCTGGCCGAACGGCGACAAGGGGATGGCCACCTTACAGTTCGACATGGGCGACCCGGACGCAACCGAGATGTTTCGGAAAGCCAGCACCGGCATCCTTCAGAACCTCAGCTTCGGCACCTTTATTTATAAGCGCGAGCAGACTGACATGCAGACCGAGGGCATGCCGGAAGGAAAGGCGCCGTACCTGAACAACCAGGAAATAGGCATGTTCACGGCTACTGATTGGGAGCCATTCGAAATCTCCCCGTGCACGGTGCCGGCCGATTTCAATACGTGCTTTCTGAGTGCCCAACCCACCGGGGAGATCGCAGTTTTCGGTAGGCCGGACTCCGGCGTACTGGATGCACTTCGGGCAATTGGCCCGCGAAAGGAGAAACCTGCAATGCCAGAGACGGCGCAGGAAACGGGCACGGAAGCCCGTGTAGTAGACGAACAGGCTTTGGCCGCCGCGCGGGAAGAGGCGGTCCAAGCTGAACGCAAGCGCGTCGCCGATATCGAGGCGCTGGGCACGATCCAAGGCGTCGACAAGACTCTCATTAGCGAGTTCGTCGCTAAGGGCGTCTCGGCCGACATGGCGGGCAAGGAAATTCTCAACAAGCTCGCGAAGAAGGGTGCGGAGCCGCCGATTACCCCCGTCGGCGCGCCGACCAGCGGCCGCGGCGGCGACGCCGTGGAGAAGCGGCTCGGTTGCATGCAGATGTCGCTGCTACTGAGGGCCGATAGCCGGTTCTTCTTAAATCGCCACCCGGTGAGCGGTCAATTCCTGGACGGATGCAGCGAGAAACAGCAAGCCCAAGCCGAGGAGATGTCGCGGGAATACCGCAACTTCAAACTCATCGAGATGGCCAAAGAGTTTCTGCAACTCAAGGGCATTGATCCCAGGGGTATGGACACGCGGCGCATCGCGGAACTGGCACTCCGCGGCCCATCGCGCGGTGTGGAGTTCTTTGATGGTGCCGAGTCGACCTCCGACTTCCCCGCTATCCTCGCCAATGTTGCCAACAAGACCCTGCGCCAGGGTTATGAAGCCTATCCCCGCACCTTCCAACCGTTCTGCCGACAGATGACTGCGGCCGACTTCAAGCCCATCAATCGCGTGATGCTCGCCGATGCTCCCTCGCTGCAGAAGCTGAATGAAAAGGGCGAGTACCATCGGGCTCTGCTTACCGACAACAACATCAGTTACGCGCTCGCCACCTACGGCGAGATCGTGGCGCTGACTCGCAAGGTCATCATCAACGACGACCTGCAGGCGTTTACGCGCGTCCCTGCTTTGTTGGGCGTGGCTGCGGCGCGGTTGGAGTCCGATACCGTTTGGGGCATTATCACCTCCAATCCGGCCGCCATCTATGCCGGTGACAAGACGCAAACGGCGCTTTTCGCTGCTGCTCACAATAACCTGCTCAGCGGCACCGGCAGCAGCATCGATCCCACTGTAAACGGCGGCACTCCGGCTGGCACGGGACCGCTGGTGGCGTTGGGCGAAGGTCGCAAATCGATGCGGCAGCAGAAGGGACCGCAGGGCACTCCGCTCAATCTCGTTCCGCGGTTCATCGCCGTGCCGACGGCGTTGGAAACCTATGCGCTCCAACTCGTATACCCCATTAACATCGCTTCCGCTACCGCGACAGCCGTGGTTCCGGAGTGGGTCCGCAGCTTGGTGCCCATCGTCGAGCCACGTCTCGATGCGGCGAGCGCGACTGGCTGGTATCTGATCGCCGACCCCGCTCAGGTCGACACGGTGGAGTACTGCTACCTCGAGGGGCAGCAGGGTGTGTTCGTCGAAACCAAGCAGGGCTTCGAGATTGACGGTATTGAAATCAAGGCCCGCATGGACTTCGGTGCGGCCGGAATCGACTATCGCGGTATGCAGCGAAACGCCGGCGACTAGGGCAGCACTGGGACAAACCAACCGGGAGGGCGGCGCAGGCCGCCCTCCCCAACTCAAGGGAGATTCCAAATGCAGAATTACGTTCAGAAAGGTAACACCCTGACCGTGACCGCCCCCTATGCTCTCCTGAGCGGCGGTGGCTGCCAAATGGGCAACGTCTTCGGCGTTTCGGTCAACAATCAGAACCCCGGCGATTCCAGTGAACTGGTAGTCGAGGGTGTCTTCGACCTGGCGAAAGATGGCAGCACGTTCGTCTCCGGTGCCAAGGTCTATTGGGACAACAGTCAGCAGTTGGCCACCGCTAACACGCTCACGGCCGCGGGTGGGTCGACCAAGGAGATCGGGTTTGCGGTACTGGACCAAGCCAGCGGAACGGCGGCCCCTGGCGGGGCGACCACCGATTTTACCGTGCGCGTCCGACTGGTCCCGACCGGATTCACTCCGGTAGGCTCGGCGGATCTCGATCCTTCGCTGCTTCAGAAGGCGGTCGTTGCCCTCACTGCAGCCCAGATCATGGGCATGAACGCCGCGCCGGTGAACATCCTGCCAGCGCCGGCTGCCGGCCAGGCGCTTGTCATTGACCAGATCTCGGTCGAGGTCAAACCAGGCACCGTCCAGTTCGCGGGCGGCGGCGCGGTCAGCCTTCCGTATCAAGGTGGTGGGGTTACGCCGCACTCCTCCAATATTCCCGCCGCTACCGTCACTGCGGCGGCGCAGAGTCTCAACGTTCTGCCGGTTCCGTCAACCGTCGTGCAGCCGCCAGTTGCCGCGGGGTTGAATATCACCAACGGCACCGCGCCGTTCACCGCCGGCAACGGCATCATCGTCGTGATTGTGTTTTACTCCGTCGTGACGCTGCAGTAGTCTTCGTCGTTTGCTCCTTGTATCTGTCGCGGGGCGGCTGCCATCCCGCCCCGTTTTTTTCTCCCCGAAGCCCATGTCTGACTGGTTTGCGATCAGCGCGAATGTGAACAGCATCCTTCAGAACGCCTTCGGCGAGCCGGTGGTATACCAGCCGATGCAGGCGGGTAAGCCGGTCGGCGCTCCGTTGACCATGACCGTGGTTCGTCGTCTCCGCGAGCGAATGGAAGCGGGCGCGGTGGCCAGCATGGAGGAGATCGAAATCAATCCGGCCGACGTTCCGAACACGCCCTTACGCGGTGATGTCGTTACCGCGTGGGGATCGCAATTTGTGGTGAGCACGGTCCGCCAGCCCGATCCGTATGGGATGGTCCATGTGACCTTGACCCTCCAGCCACAGCAATGATCAACCCCAAAACCATCCTCGCGGAGTGGGTGACCGCGCTTCAGGCATTGCCCAATCTGATGGAAGCACTGGGCGGCAACGCCAGCTCTATTCAGTTCTACTCGGAGAACACCACCGTCTTCGGCCAGCCCACGCAGAACAACGTTCGACTGGCCATCCTTTCTATGCCGCCTGGATCGATCCTCATCGCGTGGCATGGCACGGCACCGGGCAGACTCGGTAACGCTCTGGTGTTCGTTCACGACTTCGCGCTTTATCTTCGCGCGCCCGAAACCCCGAGCGTCGGCTACGAGGATCTCTTCAATTGGATCGTGAACGACATTCCGGAGGGTGGCACGCTCAGGATGCTGCACATCCAGGTGGATCCGAACTGCGAGCCGATGGACTTCTACCTGCCATCGGCCAGACGCAACACCATCGTGATCAGCGCGGATGGCGCGACCTTCGAGTACTTCGAAGTGCCGGTTCGGCTGATCGAATCTTACAACCCATAAGCCCGGTTGCTGCCGGATCAAGGACAGAGATGAGCGCTCCCGTTATCTATTTAGAATCACCGCAAGGCGACGAAATTAAGGAGGTCCAGGCGACGGCCGCAATTCTCACGCCATATCTGGCCGCTGGCTGGCACCAGGTGCCGGCGCCCACGCCGCCGAAGTCTGCGGCCGCTCCCAAGGAGGCCAAATAGCATGGCCAATATCAATGAACTGATGGATGGCTGGAGCTATGGCCAGCAGAGCAACATCGTTACGCCGAACACGACAGCCATTTGGCGGCACACGAACCTCAACACGAAACCCTGGGCCAAGGTTCCCGTGAACGAGGACGACCGGGCGGAAATCGGCAAGGGCCATGAGTTCCCGACCCAACTGTTCAAGTCGCACTACAACATGCCGACCTACGAGATTTCCAAGTACTGCTCGTCGGAGTTCCTGGCATGGGTGATGGCGTTTTCGCTTGGGAACGTGACCCTCGCCGGCAGCGCCTCGCCGTACAGCTATGTCATCGTGCCGGCGTTGGGCGCCACCAATCCCACAGGCCTGGAGTTGCCGTACTTTTCGTTCGTCCAGCAGATCCGCCCGGGTGGCTCGGCGGTACTTGACGAAATCCTGGTGGGCTGCGCCATTAAAGGATGGAAACTGGCTATCAAGAATTCTCCCGGTCGCTCCAGCGCGACGTGCTCGTGCGAGTGCGTTGCCACCGGCCAGTACACCACGCCCAGTGGCGTGACGTTGCCAGCGGTGGCGACGCCCCATGAGTTCAACGCCAGCATGGTGAGCGCGTTGACGATCAACGGCATCAATTACCTCACCGGCGGAAGCGGAAAGCAGTTCGTCTCCCTCGACGCTTCCTGGGAAAACAATTTCCGGCCTGGCTTCTTCCCCGGATCGGGAGCGCAGGACGGCTATCAAATCCAGGGACGCTTCGAGTGGGGCGACCGTTCGTTCGCGGTGCAATTCGTGGTCCGTGTGCAGTCCGGCTCGTTGGAATACACCAACTTGATCAACCAGACCACCGGCCCGGCCACGATCACGTTCACTCGTGACACGAACAACTCCTTCACCATGGATATCCAGTCGATGGGATTCAACGTTGTGGAGCTATCGAACACGGATGGCATCGCCACCATGCAGGTCACCGGCGTGCAGTTGTACGACCCCACCAATGGCTTGGTGACCATGTCGATCACCACGCCCCAGAACGGCATCTGCCAGGCCACGGCGTAGGTCCCGAAATGAATTCCCCAATTTTGAGGGTCATATGGAACAGACAACTAAGGCGGTATTTGATGCGACGAAGCCGATCGTGGTGCCGATCCTGTCGGGCGGCGAGAAGCGGTGCGAGGTGAGATTCCCGACTGACGAGGAGTGGTGTGCCTGGGCCCGAGCCCAGCGCACGGTGCGCCACTTCCTGGGACGCGGCAAGTCGCAGAGCGAAGACCTCGATTTGCCCAAGATCAACGCGGAGTTGTTCGCCAAGGTTCGAACCGACAAGGACGGACCGGAGTTCGACGACGCCGAAGCTGGCGTGGTGATTGGCCGCGTCGAACGTTGCGCGGTAACCGGCATCGACCGCGAGGGAAACAACTACCGGATCGACATGAAGGTTCCGGGCGCGCGGGTAGCGCACGTGTTGCGCATGCCGACCGCCAAGGAGATGCAGGATCACGAGCGTGCCTCCACCAGCGTGGTTGCGGCGCGACGTTCCGTTGAGACGCGGGCGTTTCTGGAGCCGAGCGGCCTGCTCTATGACAAGTTGCATGTGGCGCACGAAGGCTATGCGGCGGCGGTGCCGGTAATTCACAAGTCCGCTGCCGTGTCCGAGGTGATTGCGCAACTGGCAATCGAGGACGACGACGACCCGGAATAGCGACGCCCGACTCGCCAGAAGAGCCGGGCGTGCGATTCTTAATTCGTTCCTCCATACGGCAGGGCACGCTCTGCGGGAAAGAGGAAGACTGCCCCGACCGGATCTTTCGCTGCCGGATGTGCGGCTACTCCGTCAGCACTGAACTCGACGGTTGTCCGGCGTGCGGCGCCGGCTGGAAAGCGATAGATGTAAGTCATGGCCCTGCTTGCCCGAGGAACCTGCTCGATGAAGCGATGGACACGCCTAACGGCGTTCTTGTTCGGCGTTCGTTCCGGCTGTTCAATGCCAAGGCGATTGGCCTCTCGATCACGCTCGACGATATCACCGAAGAAGAATTCCGCGTGATGGAATTGATCGACGTCGAGCAGAAGGAGCACATCGCGGCCGAGGACCGCGATGCGAGAAGCTTCCAGGAGTTGCTGATACGGAAACTGTCGCGTCGGTAATGCCAACGGCAGTGCACGTGGAGGCAACATCTCTGACAGTGCGGGCTTGCACGGAAGGCCTGCAGGTTACAATGATGCCGTAATGCCCATTACCGTTTTCGACGTGAAAGGCGTCCCCGGGCATCGCCGAGAACGCATCGAGGCCGCCGTGGTCGCCGGCGGCAAACACCACAGCGCGTCTTACGAAGCGTGGATCGCTGCCGACTCGTTCAACGGCGGAGTTCGATTGCTCATCACGGGGCCGCATGGGTTCGAGCGCAGCCTATCACTTGCCGTCGACGACGACGCCGCTGTGATAGCGGAACGTGTTCGGGAGACTCTGGAAGGTTAGGTACGAACGTACAGCTACTCGAACCGCTTGATTTAGCCCTATTTCGCTTTTGCAGCTTCAGCGCGCTTCAACGCCCACCACCGCTTCTTCAAGGCGGCAATAATTGCTTTCCTGCCAGCTGCTGAGAGTTTCCGCTTCGGCTTGGAAGCGGTTTTCACGGATGACGCTTCCGCCGGTTTTTTCGAAGCTTCCCATCTCTTTCGCTGCGCTTCCGCGATCGCCTTCCTGCCGGCGGCACTCATCTTCCGCCGCCTTTTCGGCGATTCGGGTGCGGCAGCGGTTTCGGTCGAGACGCCGCTCTGAATTGCTCGTAGTTCCGCGATCTGGGCGTCGAGATGCCGCTTTTGTTCTTCGAATCCGAGAATAGCAGCGGCTATGATCTCGTTTGTAAGTTTCGGTATGGCCATGTCAGCATTCCAGAGTAACGCACTCCGCGGCGCCAGCACGTGAGCGGATATCTCGGTGCTAACTCCGTCCGGTCGGGCCGCAACCACTCTCTACTGCTTTGGGAGCGCAACAGTTTGCCGTTTCGCCATTGAAGGTCATCATGCCCCGCTACCAAACCGTCGTGCGTCATGCGCGGTTCGTTTATTCGCCTTATACCTCCGATGAGATGCTCGGCTTCGGAGAGTTGCTGGCGGACGTCATCCGGGCCCGTATTCAGAGCGGCCAGAACATCTACGACCAGGCGGCTGCGCCGCTGAAGCCGGGACTCCCTGGCCGGCGCGGCTATCCGGACTTCAAGGCTGCCCGCGGCCTTCGGCCCATCCGCGATTGGACCTGGAGTGGTCACACTCTGCGGTGCCTTAAGGTGCTTACCGTTAACGAGAATCGCGCCGTCATCGGCTTCCTCGATGAGGCATTTCCTGGTCGGAGCCAAACAGCCTCGCAGATCGCCTTCTACAACAATCAGCGCGAGCACCAGTGGGGTGTGTCGCCGCGCGATCGCGCCGTGGTCGTCGCGGCAATGATCAACTACCGTCCTCTCGTGGTTGTGGCCGGAGACACGGAGCTGTCCGGTTACCGGCAAGTTGGGGCAGCGGTATATTTCTCTGGGCTCAGACGGGCAGCGTGACATGGCTGATCAAGCAGAACGAATAATTCTCGAGGCCGAGGACGAAGTCACTCCGGTCGTGAACAAGGCCAACGCGGGCCTTGATTCCTTCGAGAAGAAAGCGGAGTCATCCCACGGCAAGGTCATCCGGATCACCGACCAGACGCGATCTTCCATCCAACGGCTGATCGCCTCGCTGGAAAAGCAGGCCGAGATCTACGGCAAGAGCGGAGTCGACCGTCTGATCGCGCAGCGGGACAGCCTCCTCCAGCGGTACGCCAGGGAGCCGGCGGCCATCGACGCCATCACGCGCTCCTACGAACGGATGATCGAGACTCAGAAGAGAGTCGATGCCGAGGCGGCGCTGGAGAAGCAGGCTCGGTCCGTCCAAACCTTCGGCGAACGTGTCGCACAGTCGATTGAGAACCCTGTCCAAGGAGCCGGTAGCGCCGTGGGGTCGTTGCTCACGAAGATCGGCCCTCTCGGCGTGGGGTTGGCAGCCGGCGCCACCGCGATCGCCGGCTTCGCAGTCGCCACTTGGGAGGCGGTGAAGAGCCTCGGCGAATACGGCGTCCGGGTGAAGGATGCGGAACTCCGCACTGGATTGACCGCGAAAGAGGTCGGGCAATTTGGATTTGCCGCCCGCGCGGTGGGCGAGGACATTTCCATCTTTGAACGCTTGATGCGGGGATTAACGGGCGCCATCGAGGACAACGGAAAAGAGGGCGAAAAGGCGCGCCAGTGGCTTACGCGCTTTGGCGTGGACATCCGGGCGGTGCGTACTGGCACGGAGCCCACCTCGGAGGTGCTCCTTCAGGTGGCCAAGGGCCTGGAAGGACTGCCGCCCGGATTTGACCGGACACGGGTCGCGATGGACCTGTTCAAACGCGCCGGCATCGAAGCCATCCCCGTGATGGATGGTTTGCGCGAGCGCGTCGACCGCGCTAAGCAACTGGGCTTTGGCATCACCGAGACCGACGTGAAGAAGTACGAAGAACTCAACCAGAAGGCTGTCGAGTTCGAAATGAAGTGGGAGTCCGCGGTTCGGTCTGTAAAAGCGATGCTGGTGGACCTGGCGAGCGCGTTTGGGTGGGTCCTGGATAAGATTGCGTCGCGGCCGCCTACGCCTACCCGGACGTCTCAAGTCGAGCAGCAACAGCACGCGGCGCGGGTATCCGCACTCGAGGCCCAGGGCGTCCCCGCGCTCCAGTCGCAGATGGCCAGTCTGCAGGGGCAGATGAACCAGTACAAGCCCGGCGTAACCGATTGGCTAAAGGTGGGCGTGGCGGGGGTTGGAGCATATTTCGGGCTCAATCTTCCGTATGGGAAGTTGAGCTCCAATGCTCAGCAGTACGGCCAAGCCGCGTCGCAGCTTGATTACGTGAAAGAGGCCCTCGATGCTCTCAACAACAAGCCACAGCCCCATCCACCGCTGAGAGAACCGCCCACCAGCACCGGCGACAACGGTTTCGAGGCGGCCATGCGCCAAGCCCGGCGTGAATTGGCCGGGACCTCGGATGATCGCTTTACAGCAATTGCGGCAGAGCGGCAGGAAGCCATCAACGAAGCACTGGAGAAATTCAAAGGAAAGGCCGGTCCACTGGTCGAACTGCTCAAGCAGGTTTACGACGCGAAGTGGCTGAAGGAATATAACAAGGAGCAGGAGCGGACATCGAAAGAACTCGACGTGCAATCGCAGCGATGGGAAGAGCTGAAGGAAAAATCCGCGAAAGCATCGGGCGCAGCGTTCCGCGAAGACATCGCCGAGGGCATCAAGAAGCTGGAAGAGCAGAGCAAAGCGGTGGCCAAGCTTGCAGCCGAATGGGTGAAACTCCGGGATACTGGTGAGGGCCAAGCCGTCGCGCACCAGAAGCGGATGATCTCGATCACCGGGGATGATCCGCTCGCGATCCTCAAAGCGCAGCAGGCGTTGGATCTTACGGAGATTCAGCAGAAGCGCCAGGCGAGTTTGAGCAATCTATCGACCAACCCGCTCGAGGCCATCGAGGAACGGGTAGTCGCAGAGAAACAAGCGGCGAACGCTGTCGGCGAGCTCCGATATCAGTGGGAAGAGAAGGTCGCCGAGGTCCGGAAAAAAGCCGACCAGGAAGCGCAGCAGATGCTCGACCAGCAGGAGAAGTCCATCGAGAAGGTCGCGGAGAAGCTGTACAACACGCTGTTCACGAAGCCTAAGGATTTCGGCAAAGATCTCGCGAAAACGATTCACCAGGAAGTACTCAAGCCAGTGGTTGAAGGCGTTAGCGGTATTACCGCGAATGTCCTCCATCCAGTGATCTACGGCGACGACGGCAAGGGCGGCATTGCGGGAATTTTCAAGGGCCTGTTTGGCGGTGGCAAGACGAGCGATCCGGTAAAGGTATCGACGGACCAGAATACGGCCGCGACCATCCAGAACACGGCTCACATCGCGGCGATGACCGCCGTCCTCGCTGGCGCAATGGGCGTGTCGGCTCCACCGGTTCCCTCGGCCACCGGCATGCCCGGCGTCTCCTTGCCCAGCATCTCCGCACCGGCTGTCTCGATCCCGACGCGGACCGGCGGTGGCGGTGGGGGCGGCAGCATTAGTGGCGGCGGCTCGGGGAGCGTCGCGGTGGCGGTTGGGCCTAGTTTCTCCGACCTTGCTAACCTGCCCCTGAACCACGACCGCATCGCGCAGACGCTCGCTATGAGTGCGCCGGTCAGCCAGATCGGACCGAACGGCTCGTTCGGTATGGCGGCGATAGCCAATCTGCCGATGAACCAGGACCGCCTGTCGCAGATGATTCAGATGGCGGCAGGGGGCAAGCTCCAGGGGCCTGGCGGCGGCTCGCAGATTCTCGCGAACCTCAAAAGCTCGGTCTGGAGCCAGAAGGAATTCACATCCCTTCAGGACTCGGGCAGTAGCGACTTCGTGAGTGGGTTGGGTGCGGTGGCCAAGTCGCCGGCGGTCGGCGCCGCCGGGATGATGCTCGCCGAAAGCGGCCTGCTGGGTTCACACCAGGGGAGTTGGAGCGGCGTCGGCATGGGCGCTGCGGGTGGCGCAATGATTGGTTTTCAGATGGGTGGGCCGCTTGGCGCGCTGATCGGTGGTGTGGCTGGTGCCGGCATCGGCATTGGCGAGAAACTGGCCGGTATCGAATCGCCGCAGAAGAAAGCGCACGACGACATCAAGAACATCTATGGTGTCGACATCCCTCAAAACAGCGGGACCATCAAGCAGGTAGTCAGCATCGCGCAGTCCGAGTTCGGTAACGATATCGCCGTGGCGGTGCGGTCGCCCAAAGTCCGGCAACTGGTGATGCTCTATTCGGAAGCGACCGGTCAGAAGATGCCGCTTTCGGCTTCGACACCATACGCCGGGAGCCTCGTGGAATCGGGCGGGAACCTCTACCAGCAGGCAAGCTTCCAGAACAACGCCTGGCACAGTTACCAATCGGATCTTCCGGTGCTCGGCGGCCTTGGAGGCTCAGCGTATCCGACCACTCCGGGTCCGAATACTTCGACCGGCACGGGGTCAACATACGTTTCGCTGAACATCAACGGGCAGCCGATCACAGCGGACTTCGTCGCTGACCAATCGCTGGCTGCTCAAAATGCGAGCTACGGACGGACCCAGCAGGCCGCGAACCTGCAGGTGCCCGGCCTCATGGTTGCCGGGTAGTCAACCCCCATTTCTTCACCGCGATCACGCGGCAGTAGCGGAAACTTCGATGCCTGGAAATCTGCTCGCAGCCGTGCCGAACGGCGTCATGCCGTTCACGCTTTGCACCTCGTTCACCGAGGAGCGCGAATACGCACAGCTCCAAAACCAGTATGCGGACGGCACGATTCAGCGGTCGCAACTCGCGCAGACATCGCGCCGCACGTTTAAGCTCGCCAAGCGCCTCACCGCCACGCAGCTTTCCGCGCTCTACAGTTTCCTCGCCGGCCAGAACTTCGGCGCGACGCCGTTCCTCTTCTACGATCTCTTCGACGTGCTCGCCGGGCAAGAGATCGGCAGCAACTTCGATCCAACCGGAAACAATCCGCAGGGCCGCGTCACCGTCCGCTTCCGCACCACGACCTGGACACAAATGACGGATATCTGCCGGACCAACGTTTCAAACCTGCAATTGGTCGAGGTGGCCTGATGGCAGACCAAATCGGCCGAATCGTAATCCCGTCGACGACGCTCTCGACGGGCGGGACCGGGCTCTCCGGCACGCAGGTCTTCCCTCTCATCACCCAACCGCCTTTCGGTTTCTCCATCGACCGCCCGATCATCGTGCATCGCTTCGGCAGCATGGACGCCAAGCAGGAGCAGGTGTTCTACGGCGGGATTGGCCCACGAAAGTTCGCCTTCCAGCGGCCCAACCTCGGATGGACCGAGGCGCGGCAGCTTCGTTCCTTCTGGGAGTCGATGCAGGGGCCGTGGCAGGCCTTCACCTACACCGTTCCAAACGCTGACGGCACGCAATCGCAAGTGCTGGTGACGTTCGAAGAGACCCCGGTCTCGTTCGTTTTTCTTCGCAGCGCGTGCCAGGTCGGCCTCAATCTCATCGAGGTCGTCGACCCGACGCAAGCGCCGAACTATCAGGTCTCGTCCACCTGTCTGCGGTTCCCGTCCGGCGCGATGACAACGGCGCTGCTCTCCGAGGTCCAGGCGATGGTTCCGCTCATCCACATCCGGGTGCGTGAAACCGCCGTGCCGGATATCTGGCTTTCGGATCGCCGAGTCACCCTTACGGACGCGACCACCGGCGCAGTCGCCGCGGCGATGGGCTGGGCTGGCAGTTCGCAGCTTTACCTGCCGCGCCTCATAGGGATCGGCGAGCGGGGCTCCGACACGCTGATCTCGCAGGACATCAAAGGATCCTCCGACAACGTACGCTTCGAATTCGGCAATGCGGACCGCGCGATGACCGCGCTCGGGAACGATACCGATCTCAAATACGCCGCCATCGACTTCTGCGCTTACCACGTCAACTCGGGCACCATCATCCAAATCTGGAAGGGCGTTATCCAGAGCTTTGTCAGCGACGGAACACCAAACTTCAGCCTGTCATGCTCGGACGGGTTCTTCCAGATCATGAACCAGTACCCGGAGCGGCAAGCGAGCCGGATGTGCTGGAAGAACTATAACGACGGCGTCTGGTGCCCTTGGGCGACGCGGGGCGCGAGCGCGGCGGCGGGCGGCGATCCGACGAGTTGCGACTACTACCTCGAATCGGCGAACGGCTGTCAGGTCCACGGAATGACGGCTTACTTCGGCGGGCAGCAGGCCGATCCGCAGGGCGTCACGATCCTGGACGACTCCACCGGCTTTATCGGGTTCGGGCGCAACGTGGTCACCGCGACCTCGATCATCTCGGAGACGATCTGGGGCACGGCCCTGCCGGAAATCTGGTGCAACAGCGGCGGGAACCCGCTTTATGCGTTCATGGCGAACGCCCTGATGGTGTCATATCGCGACGAATCGACGTATGCCGATTCGCTGGGCATCGTGGGAGCCGGGCCGATTGGCGGCTATACGCAGTCGTGCGTGGTGCAGAACGCCGATGGCTACCGCTATGTGGTTTCGCCGATGGTCGACGGATACACGTGGCAGGGCTTCAAGGTCAACGGAAACCTCAATATCACGAAGAACCAGCCCGGCATGGGCTTGCGGCAGGTCCTCGGCAACGATCCAGTGAACCCGGCGACGGATTA